TTTAGCTGTTAAGTTTCCTGATTTTACAGAAGAAGAACTTAATGAGAAATTAAATTCTGCTAAAATTAACGAGGAGCTCTTCAAGAAAGAAGTAGATTCACTAAGAGCATTTTATAAAGCTGAAGAGGATAAACAAGCTGAAGAAACTAAGCTTCAAGAAAAGCAGCAATATGAAGCTTTGCAACAGACGTTAATGGATTCTCTTGGAAAGTTTAATGAAGTTCTCTTGGATGCAGATGATCCACAAAGTGATGCTTTGGAGATTGAAGAGAGTGATAAGCAAGCGATGCTAGACTATTTGCTTACACCAGATAAAGACGGACAAAGTCAATTTGATAAAGATTTATCAGATCCAGCTGCATTGATTGAATTGGCTTGGCTTAGAACACATGGTAGAGACACTTTAACTGGTATTTCTCAATATTGAAAAAAAGAATTGGCTGATACTAGAAAAGAACTCGCTAAAGCTAAAAAAGAGTTGGAAAAATATAGGAAAAATGACAATAACGAAAAGGTTATTGTAAATGAAACTAAACCAGATAATAAAAGACGGCAAGCTACGTCTGTATCAGATCTCTGGGTTTAGAATGTTTAACTTAAATAAATTTTACAAATATGAGAATTTCTGGTTTTACAACCACACGCCCAGAAATGCATAATACTCGTACATACGAGGATTAACTTTGAAAGTCCTCAATTAAAGTAATTTAATTAAAATAAATCCCTCTAATTGCTGGAAAACCTTAAGTTGCGTGTTAGGAAAAACTTAAGACAATCAGCAGCCAAGACTTTGGATCAAGTAAGCCAATGTGGAAACTCCAAAGTAAGGTTCAGAGACTATCCCGAAAGGGAGTAGGATTCAGTTTTGGATTCGAAACGGGGGAAATCTTAACAATATGAAATGAATTTTATACCAAACACTTTGTTTAGTCAACAAAAAATTATATGTTGGCTACCATGTTACAGAAGATCCTAACGTATTTGATGGGTACTTAGGTTGTGGAGTTTATGTACAAAGACCTTCATCTTATAAAAAACGAGAAACTCCATTTCAATGTGCTGTTGAAAAATATGGTCCGGATAAATTCTGAAGAAGTACACTTGCAATTGTAGATACAAAAGAAGAAGTTGCAAAATTAGAAGCACTTATTGTAAACGAAGATTTCATTCGAAGAGAAGATACATATAATATTAAACTTGGTGATGAAGGTGGATGTCCAGATGGATGAGGTGTTAATATTTATATGTATAATTTGGAAGGAGAGTTTGTTAAAGAATTTAATAGTGCTTTAGAATGCAATAGAAGTTTTGATGAAAACGCTTCAAATGGAAGCGCTGTTTTAAAAGCTATTCGCACTGGTCAAACTTTACATGGATATCAATTTTCAAGAGAAAAAGTACCTTTTATGAAAAAATGAGAAGCTAAAAAAGGCTCGCATAATTTCAAAAGAAAAGTTGGAAAATATGATATGAATATGAATCTTGTAAAGATTTATGAAAGTACGTTAGCCGCTAAAAAAGATGGATATCAAAATGTTGCAAAAGCATTAAAATATCCAGAACGTAAGTGTAAAGATTACTATTTTAGGTATATAGATGATTAAGATTATGATATAGTCCGATCTTCATAGTGATATGAAGTTAACACAAAAATGTTTGCAAAGTTTTTGGGTGCCAAACCAGCTAGAATTGGTCTAGTTGCTACTTTATATGATCAGTATACGATTACCCATCTTACTGAATCCTTAATGAATGTTTATACAAACGAAAAAGCCTCTAAGAGTAATTGGCAGCGTCTTAATGAATTCATGTTCGAATGGGAACTTGAAGTAAACAGAATTAAGAGAGTTCCTATTATTTCTATTGAAGGTGATGGTTGCAATGCTTCTGATATTCTTTTCAGATTCCCTGAAAATTACTATCAGAAATTTGATACATTTGTTATTGAGGAAACTCGTCAGTATGTAATCGTTATGAATCGTCCTCAGCGTATTGCTGACAACTGCTTCTTAGTAGTTGGTAAGCTTGTTGATGAAGATTACTCTGCACAGCTTCCTAAGTACTTTACGGATAACTGCGCTGGCAAATTAACGAGATTTGTAACTAACTACATGCCTGAAATGCATGAGGAGGGTAGACTTCCACAAGTCTTTTTTGTGTTGCTCTCCTCCGCTTGTTAAACAAGTGAAAAATTAAATAAATTTTTCTAATTGCTGGAAACCCTTCGTGAGCAATCAGCAGCGAAGCTAGAGATATTGCAAGCGTTATACGAAGCACTCTAGAACGTTCAACGACTAGTCCTTTGTGACGTAGGAGAAATAAACTCCGAAATGGAAAAAATCTAAAATTTAAATACATGAAATATATAGTATATCAAACAATTTGTACAGTAAACAATAAAATTTATATTGGAGTGCATAGTACAGAAAATCCAGATATTTTTGATGGGTATTTAGGTTGTGGTGTTTATATTTATCGTCCAGCCACATATAATAATCCAAACACTCCGTTTAAATGTGCTGTAAAAAAATACGGTCCTACAAAATTTATTAGAACGATATTAAAAATATTTGATGTTGAAGAAGACGCATACAAACTTGAATCAGAACTTGTTACAGAAGAATTTGTTAAACGAGAAGATACATATAACTTAGCATTAGGTGGTAGAGATACTTCTATGGCAAATGGAAAAAAGAAAGTTTATATGTATTCTTTGGAAGGAAAGTTTGAAAAAGAATTTGAAAGTCTTCGAGAAGCATCTTTATATTTAGATCCTAATTCTCATGGTCCAGGACATCTTCCAAGAGCAATAAAATCAGGACATCAATATTTAGGGCATCAGTTTTCATATGAAAAATTACCTTATATGAAAAAACTAAAATGTAGAACAATGGGTTCTGTTGATATGCCCCATGTTGGTAAAAAAGTTGGAAGATTTGATGATGATGGAAACTTGTTGGAAACATTTCAAGATATGACGGAATGTGTTAAGGCTGGATATAAAAATGCTAAACAAGTTGCTATTGGAAAAAGAGAGCATTGTAAAGGTTTTGTATTTAAATATTTAGATTAAGATATAGTCTGAACATCATGGAAACATGATGATTAACAATAATTGTACACAAAATATACGTCAAATACCGAGAAGTTTAGAGGTTATATCTCTACTCACCGTTGCGATATTGATTACTCTGCTATGTACAAGCCAATGGAAGATGTCTTTATCCAGATCGGTAAAGGTAAAGATGATGATCCTGTTTACAGACTTCCTAAATGTCAGCAAGTTCTTGTTGAGAACTTCCTACAGGTTCGTGAAGGCAAATTAGCATGGGGTAAGAGCAATGTTGATAAAAATGGTCAGCCTACTATCTATGATAATGAGACTGGTCGTCCAATTATAACTTCTGAAGGTATTATTCCTCAGGTTGAACGTTTTGCTACTAAGTTTGTTTTCTCAAGACTTACTGTTGCTTGGCTACAGAAAGCTCTTAATGCTCTTGTACTAAAATCTGAGAGAAAACTTGGAAATAAGTATGCTATGATTTGCAACACTTTGATGTGGCATGACGTACAGAGAGTTATTGATGTATTCTTAAAAGATCGTCACACTGATGGTGACTTCCTATGGAGTAAAGCTTCTAATGGTTATGTTTCTGCTGGTGCAACTTATGACACGTACATTTATGGTGGAAATACCATTGGCTTTAAACTAGATGCATCCTTAGATATCGAATTCCCTGATAGAAAATACGCTATCATGGTTGATTTAACTCCAGATTCTAAGACTGGCAAACCTGCATTTGCTCAGTTCACGTTTAAGAACGGTGAGTTCATTCAGAATAAGATTCTCGGTGTTGGTGGAGAATCTGGCCTTGATTCTGGTATTGTTTCCAGCCGTGTAGCTGCAACGAAACTTGTTGCATTTGGTTATGCTGGTGCGGCTTGCTTCAATCCTTATAAGTCTGTTGTTCTTATGAGCAATAAGACTCAGAACCCTTGGTTCTAATAATAATTAATAGATAAAGTACACTCCCTCTCTTCGGGGAGGGAGTTTTTATAGATTTAGATTTTAAATATAATATGGACTAATATGGAAAATAAAATTATTACGTTGCGTACTCCTTATAAACTAAAAGAATATCATTTTACACCAATGCCGGATAAAAATGGTTTAAGAAAACCTTTTGTAAAAGAAGTACGCGCAGATGCTGATGGTACAACACACATGGTTTTATCAGAGGAAGAAAGAAATGATCCAAATTCAATTTATTTTCTTCCAGAAGATATGGATATTGTAGTAACAGAGGGAACTACTTTCAATCTTTCTGATCCACTCGATTATAATAAATGAGAGGCTATTAAAGATAGTGATCTTATTGTTCCTATGAGAGATGCTCGTGATGAAAATGGTGTGCTTTTAATTGATGGTGATAAAAAAAGATACGGAATTGCTGAAATCTATGTAGACGTAGCTGGAGAAGATTCTGAAAGAATGATAAATCGTAGAAAGAAAATTTGGGAAGCCGAACAATTCATTTATAATGATTCTATGAATGGGACATTAACAAAATGTCGCTTACTTGGAAGAAATATGAGGAATGCTCCTTTCGCAGATGCACAGGCATTTTTACTTGAAACTGCTGATAAAAATCCAGATAGAATTATCGATCTTTATACTGGTCAGGATTCTGGTTTACAGCTTCTTTTACTTGATGCCAAAGAAAAGAATATTGTTCGTAAAGTAAATGGTTGGTATATGTATGGTGAAACAAATCTTGGTGCTACAGATGAAGCTGTCATTCTATTCTTGAAAACTCCAATGAACAAATCAATTTTAGATGCACTTAAATTGCATGTATACCCTGA